TACCAATCTGTTAATCCTTTTGTGTATCTGTCTCTAACTTCTTTTGCAGAAGACATAACATCTCCCATACTATAGTATGATTTTTCAGTTACTGGATCCACATATTTAAAGAATGAAGTTCCATGCTCACTAGAATCTGTAAGAAAGATATTAGAAGCATATGAAAATGGATCCACATGAGGTAGATAGTTTTTATTCCACGCTCTCATACCGTTGTAGTAATAGTTCGTGTAGTATTTCCAAGTTACCGATTTCTCTTTGTACTTCAGAAAATTATATTGTTTACATAGATTGAAGAGTTGATAACTCATAAATCCCATGAAGGCTCTTTCAATGGGTTGTTGTAAACCAGGAGATTTACTACCACTGAAAGAGTGTCCTTCTAATGCACTTTTCTCTTTATTTTCCGCTGGAAATTTTTGAAGAAATTCTCTAAGTCCTAGTGGATTTTTAAGAAGGTTGTGTGCTTTGAAATATCTCAACCCCTCGACATCACCAATATCTATTTCTATATCTTTGATATCATTTAGCATACAAACATCCATAATTTCATGGGTGGAGTATGTACTAAAGTGTTCTAAAAATACTTCAGGAATATCAATAGTTGTCTTGCTGCTCAATTTCATTACCTTCAAGTTCTTTTGCTTTAGGTGGTTGATTCATGTAGATGTTTAGCATATACATGTCTCCCGTTCCTTCATATTCATAACGTTGGAAGTTTGTTCCTTTATGAAGAACTAGGCGATTCTTCTTTGCTTCAATAAATCTAGTTTGTTGGAATACATCATTTTCCTTATAATTTTGATATTCAACTGTCTCGGATAAACAAGTAGCATTCTCATTCAACCACATAGCCATCGAATTTCTTTCGTTTGCATCTTCTAGATCCATCAGATCTTCAACACCAGAGCAGCGAGTATCACCAAAAACTAAATCGTAAAGACCAATACCACTATTTTCTGGAGGTTCATTTAAGAACAAAGTTGCTTGGAAGTCAAAATTACCAAGACCAGGAGCTTCACCATGTTTGTTAATAACCATGCCTTCATGTAGAAGGGTTCCCTTAACCACAGTAATTTGTGGAAGTTTTTGCATGAATCTAATCTTTCCTTCTTCGGAAACATTAGCGTCTAGATCGTGTGGAATAAATTCACATTCTACAAATGATTTGTAACATGCAAACAAAAGAGGATTGAAGTATTCTGATGGTAACAGTTGTTCAATACCAGGAAACTTAAATCCTTTTTCAAACTCACCAAATTCTTTATGAGCTGCTTCAATATCTTTTGATCTTGCATCAGCAGGATATCTAGATACTACGTCTGCTAGATCATCAATTTTCTCGATGAAGTCATCAATGATTGCATAATCACCATAGTCTTCAATGTCTTGGGTAGATACGATACTACCACAAATGTCTTCCCAATTGGTTTGGAGGATCTTTTCTTTAAGACCCTGATCAATAATTAGTTCAGTCATCAGGAGTCAAATGCTTGATTTTCATTAGCCAAAGAAGGATCACTATCTTCAGGCATCATAGTAACAACAGTCTTGCTCAGATCTGGGTATACTGTGTTAGTAAAGTGTTCTTGCTGATGGGCAAGCATAGACATATAAAGTTTAAGAGCATCTTCATGTGGTTCGTAAATAACACGAACGTAGTCTTTAACGAAATCAAATTCTCTTTCTCTAGCAAAAGGTGCCCAATATCTAAAGTTTGCATTTGCACCTTGAGCTGATCCTGTAACATCAGTTCCTTCTACAGTAGCGTCTGGTTTATCTTCCCATTCAAGCTCTACAATGTATGGATTGGTCACTCGATATCCAAGAAACTCTTGCTTTTCTTTATCATGTACTTCTTGTACATCGGCAATGACGGTTTCTCCGCCCTCAATAATAAGTGCTTTGATACTCATTTTTTTCTATTCGGTAATACAGACATTATACAGTATAACTCATCAACTCGCAACAGATAAATATGTTATACTGTCGTTATTTATCCTAACATAAAATGAGTGATATTACGGAAAACCCATCTGAACAAGGCGGTTTAGACATCTCTGAGATGGACATGAATGCTGAACATCGCTTCGCTGTAGGTGCAGAACTCGAAGCTCTTCGCCGTGGTGAACCAGGATGGGAAGAAGGAAAGGTCGTCGAAATCGATAGGGAAGGATATGGTAAGTCTATCGATGAACTTCCAATGTATGAAGTCATTCAAGAAATTGAACAAAAGTGGGATCCCCACAAATACAATATGGTGATTGATGCAATGCTTACTGCTGATAGTGAAGAAGAGTTAGAAGCAATGCACACACTATCTGATAACCAACTTCTACTAGACAAAGTTCCTGAAGGAAAAGATGGTGGAATTACTTGGTATTGTGAATTCCAAGATCAGAAACGTGTCTTTGATACGATTGCTGCAGCAAGACATTGGTTCTTACACGAAGTAGAAGCTCAATAAGCTAAATACCTCTAGGAGACTAGGGGTATTTTTTTGTGGCTCAACCATCCAGCAGACAAGAACTGAGAGACTACTGTCTAAGACAGTTAGGTGCTCCTGTGCTTGAAATTAATCTAGATGATGATCAAATTGATGACGCAATTGATGATGCTTTACAGTATTTTAGAGAGAGGCATTTCAATGGTGCTGAGAGAATGTATCTCAAGCACGAGTTTACTGCGGATGATGTAACAAGATTTACAACAGCAAATGAAACCGCTACTACTGCTGCTCCAGATGCAGCAACATGGGAGAATAGAAAGAACTACTTAGAGATTCCAGAACATGTATTTGGTATCACAAAGGTATATGGTATCAGTTCAAACTTTGTAAGAAATAGTTTGTTTGGTCTTAACAACCAATACTATTTGATGGATTTGTTTTCTTACACATCAGGAACAGGTCTTGCTTTTGGTGGTGTTGATATGGTCAACTACTACATGGTAAAGCAACACTTTGAAACTATTGATATGATTATCAATACAGGTTCATTGGTTGGTTACAGATTTAACTGTAGACAGGATCGTCTTTATATTGATATTGATCCAGAAAGAGTAACAGAAGATCAGTGGTTACTCATCGAGTGTTATAGAGCTTTAGATCCCGCTACATTTACAGAAGTCTATAATGATCAGTTCGTCAAAAAATATGCTACTGCTCTAATCAAGAGACAGTGGGGACAAAACTTGATCAAGTTCAATGGTGTTCAACTCCCAGGTGGAGTATCCATGAACGGAAGACAATTGTATGAAGATGCTTTGAATGAAATCCAAGCATTAATGGATGCTTCTTCCAGCACATACGAGTTACCACCGCTTGATATGATCGGATGAAAAAAGTTTATTTTCCTCAGCACGGTGGTAATACCACTGAACAAAATCTAGTACAAGACTTGGTTGACGAGCAAATCAAATTGTTCGGCACCGATGTTTTTTATATCCCTAGAACTATGCTAAGGGATAAGACTTTGGGTGAAGTCATATACTCAGAGTTCAATCAATCTTATATGATTGAAATGCTACTGGTCAATGTCGAAGGATTTGGATCTCCTGTAGATTTCATCAGTAAGTTTGGTGTACGAATTAGTGATGAGATTAAGTTCATCCTATCAAAGAGAAGATGGGAACAGTCTCTAGTTCCTGCTTTGAATCTTACTATTACACAAAGACCTAACGAAGGGGATCTTATTTACTATCCTCTGACTGGTAATGCATACGAAATTAAGTTCGTTGAAAGAGAGCAACCATTCTACCAGTTAGGTAAAAACTATTTTTATGAGATCACTGCTGAGATCTATGAGCAGGGTAGTGATGAGTTTGATACTGGTATTGAGGAGATTGATGCTATTGAACTAGATCATTCTGTAATGACTACACTGAACCTCAGTGATCTAAGATCTACAGCAACTGCTACAACTACTTTAGATAATGGAACAGTAAATAATATTCCTATTTCTGGTGGTGGTTCTGGGTATAGATCTGCTCCTAATGTAACACTATCAGCTCCACCTTCAGGTGGTACTCAAGCAACTGGTACAGCGACTATCTACAATGGTGCAGTCAATGCTATCACTATCACGAATGCTGGTAGTGGGTATACCACACCACCTACAGTTACGATTGATGGACCACAGAACCCAGTAGATTTCCAAGCAAGAGAGCATATTGTAGCAGGAAACTTTAACGATCAGGGTGGTAATAGATCTTGGTCTTCTGATGGATCAGGTAAGATATACGTGGATCATAATGCATCCTTTGATCCTATATTTGCTACCACAACTCAAGTCAAGTATTTCTACTGGGACTTTGAAGATCAAAGGTTGAGATATCGTTATACCTATAACGGAACTACAGCAACTACAACCAAGGGTCACTTCTACTACGACTCTGCTAATAGCAGATATGTTATCAACGCATATGAAACTACAGACACTAGTGGTCAGAGAGCAAAGTTATATGACCTAGCTACAGATAGTATTGGTGAAGTAGGTGGTTGGAATGGTAGTGATCTAACCCTAGAGTTGATGAACAAGTCAGGAGACTTCCGTGATGGTGACCTAATAAGAGGCACTATTTCTGGTGCCCTATATACATTAGGATCGTTCAGTTCTATTGATAATTCTAACTCCAACTATGATCAGAACAAAGCGATTGAAGATGGAGCAGATGAATTGATTGATTGGACTGAAGGTAATCCTTTCGGTGAATTTGGTAATTTTACAGGTAGTTTCTGATGTTAGGATCCCACTTTTATAACGAAACCATCCGAAGAACAGTAATCGGTTTTGGAACTCTTTTCAATAACATTGATGTAAAGACAAGGGATCCAGAAACTAACGAGGTTATTGAAACGGAAAAGGTCGCTTTGGCGTATGGACCAAAGCAAAAGTTTTTATACAGATTGTTTGAGAATCCTTCTACGCAGAAGGTAGCAATCACAATGCCTAGAATTTATTTTGAGATGACTGGTATCTCATATGATTCTGCTAGGAAAACAAGTCCTGTTCAAAAATACAAGAACGTCATTGAGGACAATGGTAACGAGGTACGAGTACAGTATCTCCCTGTTCCATATACGTTAAACTTTGAACTAGGCATCCTATCAAAAGACCAAGACACTGGTCTACAAATCTTAGAACAGATTCTACCCTTCTTCCAACCATCATTCAATATTACATTGAAGATGATTCCAGACATGGACGAGAAGAGAGATGTATCTGTTACTCTCAACTCTGTAAACCTAGAAGATGAATGGGATGAAAGTTTCCTAAACAGAAGACTGGTTGTATACACACTACAGTTTTCTGCTAAGACATATCTCTACGGTCCTTACAGAAAAGCAGATATCATCAGAAAGGCAAAGGTCATCGAAACTGTTGGAGATCAGGAAGTCAGTCGCAGAGCAGCAGAACTTACCTACACTCCAAAAGCAAAGACAGACATCAACCAAGATGGTCAAGTCGATGCAAACGACGACGTTCTTGTTACTGCTGATGATGACTTCGGATTCAATAGTGGGTTTAACATCTTATGAGTTTAGAAGAGAACATGGAAGAAATGCTCAACATTAGTGTTGATGCTGAGGTTGTAGAAAGCAAGCCCAGCAAACCTGTTCCACCTAAAGTGGACAAGGATGATCGCACTAAAGACTATGAGTATACCCGTGGGGAATTATACTCACTCATAGATCAGGGTCAGGAGGCGG